CGCCAGTATCAGCCGATCCTCCCAACGCAGCAATTATCTGATCGTCAATCGTTCTGTTCATAGCTGCAGCAGCCGCTTTAGCGTATGAGCTAGTTGGATCAACAAGCATTCTTACTTTGTCAAGATCATCTATTAAGTCAGCCCATTCAAAATCTGAAAGGCTCACTCTTCGTCTGCTGTGTGGTGTATTTACTTGAGGAGTGTTCCCGTGCCTCGTTGTACGAGCAACCGCTGCGGTAGCTCCAATTTGGTCAAAGAACGCATTTTTTCCTCTGATAGTTTCCACATCAACAGCACCTCTTAGCTTACTCCCCATTTGTTGAGAAAGCATAGATACATTTGCAGAGTATTGTTCTACAAATGCTGTAGTAATTTGGTTTGACATAAGTCATCCCTCCTTATTAGTTGTTGTTAATGTTAAATCGGATGATTATCCTTGCGGGTCGCTCCTCGATTTTAGATCTCCTGGATCCCAATCTTTCTTGGTGTCAATTTGGGTCTTTCGATTATCCAAATCATTTTTAGAATTAACAAAAAAAAATTACTTATTCAACAGCTTTCTTTTCTCGTAATTCCAAAACTTCTTGTACTGCAGCTGCGTGATTAGGATGGTTTTTATCCCAGTACGCAGATTTAGGATCAGCTGTAATATTAGCAATTTCTTTTTCAATTTGCTTAGGTGTCATATAAGCTGGTCCATCTGCTTGAACAATTTTATCTTCTCCCATTTTATCAGCAAGAGTTGCAAATGCTTTTATAACAGCTGGATGATCTCCAAGTTTAGTTCCATCTGCTAAATTAGTATTCATAAACCCTTGTGGGAAAATTTCAGATACAATGTTATTTGCAGCTTGCACTTTTGAATTAAATGCTTGACCCCACTCTGTTTTAAGTTCGGTTTCAGCTTTAGTTCTTTGTGCAAGAGCTATTTGATCTGCCTCTGATAACTCTTTAGAAATCATCTCGTTATAAAATTTTACAACGCCATCTGCTTGATTAGGAAGTAATCCTAATTTGTGAGCGTGGTCTGCAAAAGTTTTTAACGCCTCTTGATTTACATTTTGATCTTCTGGCAAATTAAATTTATATCCATCAGAATTTTTTGGTCTGCCTAATTTTTCATAAACAGCATCCCAATCTTTTTCTGTTGCAAATTTATTAGGTACTGGAATTTTATCAGCACCTACTAATTTTTGTGCGTGGACAAAACTTTTAGCCAGGCTTTCAATGTCTTTAATATTTTCTAAAGACTTATCTGCTTTAAGTTCATCAGAAAGATTTGCTTTCCAATCAACATTTTCATTTGGAGTTTTTGGTGTAGGATCTCCAGACAATACCGCATTTTGCTCCGCTTGTTCTGGAGCTGCTGGTGTTGCTACCTCTTGATTTTCGCTAGACATATTATTTCTCCTTTTTGTTTAGCATATTGTTTAAGAACAAGACCATTGATCGTTGTCCCTCTAAAAATGCGCTTTCGTGGCTATCTCCTTTTACAAAAGTAGTAGTCTCAAAGCTGCATCTCTTTTTAAGATCTTCAAGCACTCTTTGTCCGCTCTCAGATCCAAAAGTCGTTTTATAGTCTATAACTAATTGTTTAAGATCTTTATCATTCATTTAACATACCCGCCTTTAAAGCTGGTGCAATTTTACCAGCACTCTCAGCTACTTGTTGAGCTTGTTGTAATTCTGCTTGCTCAATTTGTTCTTGCTGTTTCTGCTGTTGCATTTGCTTGACCTCGGCAGTAGATCTCATAACTTTAGCTGGCAAGCCTAAAACATCTTTTATGTGATTGACTAAACCATCTACATCTAAGTAATCAAAAACTGGAGCTACATTCTGCAGCGATCCAAATATTTCTATACCTCTCATTATTGATGAAAGCTCTTGTGTCTTTTGAGCTTTGGCTAATGGAGATACATATTCTATTTCTATATCCTGGTTGCCAATAACATCTGGCACTTCTGGAAATTTTTTATTTTTAAATAATAAATTAAAAGATCTTGTAATTAATGGCTGCAACAATTCAGATTGTAGTCTACCTAATACTGGTCCAAGTAATCTCATCTTTTCCTCAGTACGCTGCATAACTTCTGTCGCTGTCATATTTTGACCCTGGATAGTCATCAATTGATCTACAAAGAAATTTTCTCTAATAGCTTTTCTTCTTTGTTCTTCCATTTGTAAGCCTATTGGATTGTTAGCTCCAATATTCATCGGCTCAATTCTTTCTCTAGTACCAGCTCTATAAAAATTTAATCCGCCAGGAGTTGTTCTTACTGGTAAAATAAATCCGTCATCTGGGACCATTAAAGGTGGGTCAATCTGTTTTTGCGCAGCTTTGATTGTAGTCTTAACCATTGTGTTAAGCATCTTAACATCTGGTAAAGCGTTCATTGCTGGAGATCTGCCATAAATTTCATTGCTGCTAGATTTTAAATATCTAGGAACAACATACGGAAATTCTTTAAAACCACTTTCTCTAAGTATAGCTCCGCTCTCTTCGTGTATATGACAAGAAACAAAATCCATATTTTTATTATTGTCATAACCCATCGGAGTTGTTGATGGATGTACTGAGTGAATAATAGCTGTCTCATCGTGAGGTGCATTTTGTATTTTAGATAAAATATTATTAGGCAGCTGCGCCTCTGGGTACATTGCTAGTAAGTTTCTATTTTTTAAATGAAACTTTCTTACCAAACAATCCACCATACCTTTTTCATTTTCAGTAATATAAATTTCTGAGATATGTATTGTTTTAAATCTTAGATCATCCTGGACATCATCCGTAATAAACATTGCGGAAGTTCCAAATGCTAGTAGCTCGTGGTATAGCTCAAAGATTTCTTGTTGAAAATTAGATCTTTGGAAAACTTGTGTCATAATTTTGGCACAGCTCTCTAACCATTCAACAGCCTCATCTTGCTGGTTCATCTCATCAGATCTATATTTTAAAACAAACCACGGAGATATAGTGTTCGTCAGCATACCATTTAAACTGGCTGAGAGCAGCTCTAAGGCGTGTGTAGCAGTTCCATCGTATATTTGGTCGTGTCTCTTATCTCCCCTGGTTCTTTTAAGCGTTATGTTAGATTTTCTTGGTAAAAAGAAATTTGCTATATCTTGCCAATGATCTTCCCAGGTAGATCTTTGATGTTTCAATGCTGAGTATTTGTCTAATATAAATTTGGCTTTTTTATCTACTGCCATCTATCCTCCTAATAATGTGAATTTCTGAGTTGTTAGTTTGTTATCTCCCAAACCTTTAGCTCCAGTTAAGATGGTGCTAGTTCTGCCTTTACCTCTCATCATATCCGTTTTACTTACAGCCGTTGCTTGTGAAACTTCTGGTTTCGTTGGCGTTGGCACATAAACGGGTGCTGGCGGTGGACTAGGTTTTGGTAAAACTTTTCTTGCTACTCCTCCCATACTATCCTCCTAATAAAGTTTTCTTTGTTATTTTACTTGGGTCATCTTCTAAGCCATCAGCTCCAGTTAATATTGTTGATGATCTACCTTTCATATTAGCTCTAGCTTTTGCTCTTCTTAATCTTATCTCCTCAGCTCTTGCAGCATCATCATACTTTGGCGGTTCTGGCAGCGGTTGTACTGGCGGAATTGCTGGCATCGCTGGTATCTTTGGTTTTAAAAATCCCATAATTTAATCTCCGTGTATGCTATAATTATTTATAGCAAATTTTTGATTTACTCTAGGTTTATCTGGTAAGTCAGTTATTGACATCGCCATATACCTCGCAGCATCGCAAGCGTGGCTGGACCAATCTTTAACTGGCTTATTAGAAAACATTTTATTTTTTTCATTATACTTTCGATGGTATTGACGCAACGCATTTATTAATGGTTTTGTATTTTCTATGTCAAACCAACATCTAGGCAGTATCATTTTTAAACTATGAATACCATCCTCTAAAGCAAGTTTAGGTAAAATTCTAAACCTTATTCCCAATTGGTAAGCTACCTCTTGCCTGGTCTTACCCGTTGAAAATTCCATAACTTCTATGTCGTGTGGAGCATAATGCTCTCCATAAATATAATCTTTATCTTTTACTACTCTAACATAGTGAGGTAATCCCTCTCTGTTGTTTTCGTAATAATCAATAATAATAATCTGGTTTCCTAAGATCTGATAAAAAACAATAGCTGTACTATCATCCACTCCTAGATCCCAGGCTGTATGTACCTCCAGGCTAGGATCATAACTCATTCTAGTCAGCTGGTTATTATCCTCTAAAGTTTTAATTAGATCGCCATATACAGATCCCTCTATATTCGCAATCCAATCACACTCAAATTCTTGTCTGTACTTTGTATCTCCCATCTGAGCTTTAGCTGCATCAAGCTCTTTCTGGTCGATAATTTTTGTCTCGCTGGCTTTAGCTGTATAAGTGAACCACTCATCATCTCCTAAAGCATACTGGTATAATTCATAAAATAAATTTGCCATACCAGCTGGCGTACCTATAAAATATGCAAATCCTTTTCGATCCGATATAGCTGGTCTAATTATCTCGTTCCATAACCTCGGATCTATTTGCGCTACCTCATCTATACAAACTCCGTCTAAGAATAAACCTCTCAAGCTGTCTGGCTGTTCAGAGCTGAGTAGTGTTATTCTGCTGCCATTCGGCAAATCACATCGCAGCTCCGTCTCGTGGAATTTTGCTCCTGGTATTTTACCAGCAAACATTTTTAAATAATCCCAGGCTATAGACTTAGCTTGTTTATAAGTAGGTGCTATGTATGCAAATCTCGGGTTTTTTAATTTGCAAGTCAAAGCAGCTTTTATGAGGTGGTTTATAATAGCCACACTTTTGCCAAACCTACGATGACAAGATAAAACTGCGAAACGATGTTTATCTAATTCTTTATGCAGCTCAGCTTGTAAGGGTCTTGGTGTATAAGGTATTTTAACTAACATTAAACTATTGCTAAAATAACTATGACAGCAACAACACCGATCACTACTACTTTATGATCTTTCCAAAAATGTTTTATTGTTTCTTTTATCATATCTCCTCCGCATTAATGAATAGTAGGCAAATCAAATATATCCTTAATAGATTTATATTCTATCCCGCTATTCTTCATTAGTTTTTTGCAAAATTTATTTGCGTGATCTATATCTTCAAACCCGTTGAAGTGTATTATTAAGCCATTAGTATCTTCTGCAATTAGAACCATAGCTGTAATTAATCTATCTGTGTATTTATCCATTATGCTTTCTTATTATTTTTTACAAAATTTCTTGCAGCCGCCACAGATCTAAATCCCCACTTCCTAAGAGCCAGAGCTTTTCGTGTTGGCTTGCCTTTACTATCTTTCATTGGTCCACGCATCCCAGCAAATCTAGCTGCGAAACTTACTCTACGAGGGTTCTTACCTTTTTTAACTGGCGGTTTTAAGTTAGATCCATCCTTTTTTTTAAAGTATGCTCTGCCTTTTGCTGTCAATCCTCCAGTTTTACTCTTGTGTTCTTTCCTCATAGTGCGTGTGTGTTTGTGTCTTAAACTCCCAACTTATATATTTTACAAATCTGCGGCACAAAATGCGGGTGTACCCCCTTTGTTCTCGTGCATTTTTTACTTTTTTATATGCTACAGACAGCCTTACTAACTCTATACTAACTGATTTACTCTATAAACTAGGATCCACGCCAATTGTCGCCAGGTTTTATAGCTGCGACCCAGGCTCAGAACTCCATAATGCGTGCGTGAGAACCATTGACTAGCTGCCGAAATAGAACTTTAAGCAGCAGAACCAGGCAGCGCAAACCGCCTGGCTCATAAAATTTTTAAACTAACTTATTTTTAACAAGGCAAGATCCGTACAGCTTGTTAGTGTAAGCAGCTAACTTGCCGTTGATCTCATCTTGTTTTGCTTTGTGAGCTGCTCTCTCTTCATCTGTCCAGGCAGTAGAATTAACAAACTCAACTTTTAAATTTTTGTTGACTTGATTAATTGCCTTACAAGCGCAGATCTGTTTAAGCTGCTCTTTCAACATAAAGTCTTTGTTGATACTCTTCTCAAATTTGGCAACAGCGACAGCATCGCTATAACCTCTATTTAAGCTGTCATAAGATACGAATGACTTGCCGTCTTTTTTTTCTAAAGTCATAACCATAACAGCTGCGTAAGTAGATTTTTTAACTTTACACCATTCCATAGTTTTTGGATTAAGTGTTCTTTTACAAAATCTATCGCCTTTCTTTGGATGAGTTTCAATCCAATATCTAACTTGAGTTTTTAATTTAAAACCCCAAGGATAGTTATCAACCTTGAAACCGCTGCCAAAGTCTCTTGAGCTATATATATATGTTTTCATACATTGCTAAATTAGCAACAAAGAATTTTAATTGCAAGAAAAAAATTTATTTTTTTTTTAAATTATCTTTCTTGATTATTCCCGACAGCTCCAGGTAATTCTTTAACATCCATACTTGATAACGGATCCATAACTTTTTTAATTTCTTTATCATCTCCAGGATCTCCCCAGCTAATTATTAAATGATTATCAATTTTCTGCTGCACTTGACTTTTATCGCCAAAAGTCTGTGGAGCTATTTTTGTAGCGAGCCAGCGAATATGTCCCCACTTCTCTTTTAAAAAATGTGTCTCTTGCGGTGTCTTTGGGATCTCCATATCTTCCGCAATCTTATCCAGCAAAGTCCAAACTCCCGTCTGTCTTGCTTTCATAATTTTATTTTGTAATTTTTCATCAGCTCTGCATTTTTTATAAACTGAGCTTACTTCTGGAAAATCTTTACCTTTGCAAATAGTTGAGAGCGGCTCTCCAAGCTCTAGTCTTTCGCATATCTTTTCGTATATATCCATTCTAATTCTTTATCTGTTTTATTCTTAAAAGGTTTTAAATTTTTTAATGCTTTAATCCTACCAGCAATAGATCTGGGACCTGTACTGGCTCCAGCGTGGTACTTGCAACGATATTTGCCAGAAGTTTTCTGATAATAACCTTTGCACAAACATTGCTTTGTAAAATTAGAGCTGCGTGTGTAGCTCTCACATTGAATTTTTTTTAAGGGTCTACCTACCATATTTAGAATATGCACACCACATCGACCCTAATTATTCCTATTAAATTAATTTGTCTATTTTGTCTAATGTTAATTTATCTAGCCTAAATTCAAGATCCAGAATTGCGCTTATATACCTTTTTTTAATAGTTGTGCGATGGCAGCCAAATTGCTTGCCAAGTTTAACCCAGCTAAAACGCATAGCTTTTGCCCAGATTAAACGCCTATTTTCTAGCTTTGGGGTCTTTGCAAGCAGATCAATAGCCATCTCCCAGCAAGCTATCTGATTTTGATTAGCTCGTAATTTTAGAGGTTTTTTATCATAATAGCCAAGATCCTTGCTATCGTAGCTCATCTCTAAAATTTTATACATTGATGGAGATCCAGGCTTTTGTAATCCTGGCATCAATCTCTCACACAATCCAGCTCTGTAAAAGACTTCAACAATTTTGGGTCCCATCAACCGCATAAAGCTACCGCCTTTCTAGCGGCAGCCTCAAACTTTTTTTTGCGGGGGTTCTCCTCAATTTCTTCAATTATATTTTTGAAACTATGCTTTCGGATCTTTTTACCTT